CCGCCCTCGGAAGCCTGGGCGAAGTTCACGCCCTGCTGCCGCATATTGTTGCTGGCGTAGTCGGCAGAGACTGCCGCAGAAACCGTGTAGGTGTTCCCGAGCGCGACGGTGCCGATCCACGCTGCGCGGTTGCCGAAGCCGTTGTAGTGGTTGACGCTCGTGAACGTCACATTGTTGCCGACGATGGCGGCGTTCCGGCAGTTGCCGAAGAAGCCGCAGTCGGTCGTCGTATAGGCCGGGCCCGAGTACGCGGTCGTGCTGACGAGCGTGCTCGACATCGCGTCCGTGTTGTTGTAGCAAAGCACGTTCGCCAGATCCGCGAGCCCCGACGGTCCCGGGCCACCGTTCTGCCCTGGGTACCCGGAGAGGAAGAGGTCGTAGTACAGCTGCGTCGAGTACCGCGTCGACGTGTTGTTGTGGATGCGGACCTTCTTGCCCGCCGTGTTCTGGTTGTGCGTGAAGAGGATCGCCGGCGCACCGGTGTTCGCCGAGGAGCTGCCCTTCGTGAAGGTGAGCCCGTAGATCTCGAGGAAGTCCGGCTCGCCCGTGACCTTGATGCCGCTGCCGTTGCCGCTCGTACCGAAGGTGAGCGAGCCGCCGGCGCCGAGGATGCGGACGGAACCCGCCGTCGCGGACACGGTGATGCAATCGCCCGAGCTCAGGCTCAGCGCGCTCGACAGCACATAGTTGCCTGCGCCGGAGATCGTCGTCGGCAGAGAGGTGATCGGCGTGAAGCCAGTCGTGTCGTAGGAAAGGGGGGCAGTCGCGGTGATCGCGTAGTCGCTGCTGTAGGCGCTTTCGACCGTCGTGCCGAGCGAGCCCGGCGCGGCAATCGAGGTGACCGCGCAATGGTACGGTCCCGTCCCTGGCAGGCCGCGCACCTTGACGATGACGGCGCCCTGCATGGCGGTGGTCGAGAGATCAACCGGCGCGATGATGTCCGAGGCGCCAGCGGACGTTCCGACCTTGAGGCGATGCGTCTTCGGAGCGGCATAGACGCTGCCGTCGCCGTTCTGGTACGCGGGATCCCAGCGCAGCACGAACTCGTAGTTGTTCGCGTTGCCTGCGTTGAATGTGAGGACGCCGGACTCGACTGCGAACGAGCCGGTCACGGCGGAGGTGAGCGTGCCGCCGGCGGCGCTCGAGCTCAGCGCCGCACCAACGATGGCACCGAGCGGCGCATTGCCTTGTGGCCACCGGCCATAGAACCGCCCGTCAGCGCTCGCAAGCGGGATCGATACCTGCAAGCGTGACGGGCGGTTAGCCATGGCGGATTCCTGACCTCAGCCCGATCAGTTGATCGTGTAGGTCAGTGCACCGGCCGCGAACGACGGTGCGGCGTCACCGTTGTTCACTGTCTTCGAAGTCGTCAGCGACGCGTAGAACAGCATATTGCCGCCGCTCGATGCGTCGAACACGCAGAAGCTCACGATCGTGCCCCAGTTCGCCGTCGGTGCCGGGAAGGTGATCGCGCCATTGTTCGAGGTCTGGCCGCTAGTGCCGCTCGACACGGTGGTGCTGCCCGCAGACTGCGTGCCCGCCCAGTTGGACAGCGAGGACGTGACCGAAACGCGGGCATAGCTGCCGCCGGATACTTCGGTGCCGCACGCCGACGCGCCGCTGGCCGACGTGGCGAGCGCCACGTAGACCGTCGTCGGAGGGGTGTACGCCTGGCCCCGCAGCAGCCAGTCGACGTACTTGTTCTGCAGGTAGGTCGAGAGTGCGGCGGCCTCGGCCGGCACCGGCATCAGCGCAGAGAGCGTGATCGCGACTGCGAGCCCAATGGCGAGCAGCTTGGAATGGAAATTCCGCATGGCTAGGGTCTCCAAAAAAAGAGGGCCCCGTCAGGGGCCCGAGTTGGGGATGGCGAAGAACGTGGACTCGACAGGGAACTCGATCAGGCGGCGGGCGCAGGGGCCGGGGCGGGAGCGGTGTCCGCAGTGACGGTGGCCTGCAGCGCAGCGACCTGGGCGTTGATCTTCTGCACCTCGGCCTCGACGTCCGCGGCAGCGACGACGTCGGCGGCCGCGAGCTTCGCGAACATCGTGTTCATGAGGGCGACGGCAGCGGTCGCGACGGTGACGAGCGCGGCATCGGCCGCCTGAAGATCCTGAAGTGCGGTGGTCATGGCATCGATTCTCCGGATGAGTTGAAGCAACAGGTTTCGGTTACCGAACATGGTTCGTATCCAGTTCCACAATCGGGCGGGCCCAGCAGCGGCAATTCCAGATCGTCCCAGGGTGCTCGTGGTGCGTGCCATCGCTTTCCTCGACGGCAGGCGGGTCATCCCACCGGCACACGACGCCCTGCATGGCGCGATGCCCCGGGCGCACCGTGCCGTCACGCGATGTCTCCCAGACGTAGCTCGTGCTGCCCGCAGCCTCGGCGCGCACCTGCGTCAGGACCGACGCCGTGCGCGCGACCTCGGTGCGGGCGATGAGCATCGCGCGGCTCTCGGCGACCTCGCCGGAGCGCTGGATCTCCTCGACGAAGGCCTTCGCACGGGTCGAGTCCTCGAGGCCCTGCAGCGTGAGCTTGTGCACGCGCTCGCCGGCCTCGATCGGGATCGACTTGATGAGCCCGACCTGCTCGGCGAGGAGCTCGCGCATCCGCTCGCCGACCGGTGCCTCTGCGATGCCCCGGTGCAGCTGCAGCGAGATCTCGGTACCGAGCGCGCGCCACTTCTCGCGATCGCGCTGGTCGACCTCCATCAGCATCCGCGCGACCGTGCGCTCCGCCCAGGGCGTGAGCGCCTCGGCGTAGCGCTCGAGCAGCGTCTGCAGCGTGGGGACCGCCGAGATCTCGCCCGGCTCGAATCCCGCGATCAGCTCTCCGACGTGGGTGCCGATGTCGCGAAGGGTGCGCGCGAAGTCACGCTCCGCCCTTTGGGTTCGCGTTGGCCCCTGGCTTGCCCTTCGCTTGCGGTCCGCCCAGCGGAGCCGGCGCAGGGAGCTCGAGGCCGAGGGCTTCGGGGCTAGGAGGCGGATCATTCTCGGCTTCCTCGATCTCTTCGTCCGAGATGTTGGAGAACGTGCCAGTCGTCTGGCTGATCTCCTTGAGCTCCTTGAGGGCGGTCGAGCGCTTGATGATCTGCGCCTCGTAGGCGCTGACCACCGACTCAGTGGTCCGCGCCGTTACCTCAGCCTCTTGCTCGTCGCTCATCTGCCAGAGTGGCCGGAACACCAGCTCCCAGTCGGCGGGCGGGGCCATGCCGAACTTGGAGCGGAAGGCGCACTCGTAGATCTTCTCGGCGCCGGTCCGGATGTCGGTCTCCTGGCGCTGGTTGATGCCGTCGTAGTAGTTGCGAAGGTCGGACTCGCCGGTCGAGTTGAGGCCTGCCGGCGACTGGCCGAACAGGCGCACGAGCGGAATGTCGAGCGCGCCCGACAGCTGCTGGCCGAGCTGCAGCAGCACCGCATCGAGTCCCGAGAACGTGTACTGCGTGGCTTCGAACTCGTCCTTCGCATCGAGGACGGTGAGGCCTTCGTTTGACTGGAACTTGCGGATGAACTCCATCTGCTTGACGAGGCCGTTCATCGCGTCGCCGCCGAGCGCGATCAGGTCGCGGAGCCCATCGATCTTCACGGTGCGAAGGTGCGCCTTGAAGACCAGCTGCGAGGCGCCGAGCGTCGTCGAATCGAACGAGACCAGGCGATCCCAGAGGCGCTCGAGCACCGACTGGCCCCAGTGCATTTCCCAAATCCGCTGCCAGAACGGCAGCTTCACGCCGGCGAGCCGCACGAGGCGTGTGTAGTGGATGCGCAGCTTCGGGAGCCCCGTCTGCACGTCCGGCATGATGTCGTAGAACTCGGGCGTCCCGAGGTACGGGCCGAGCTCCGTCACGAGCCGGTTCATGTCGGGCCAGAGCGCCCAGCGGTCGAACGCGTAGATACCCTTGAACTGGTCGCGGCCGATGCGGTCGAGCTTGAGCGGCGTCTCGGGATCCTGCCCGGCGATCATCAGGAACGCCGCACCGCCGCCATAGAGGCGCGCCCACTTGATGCTGTCCTGAAGGCCTGGCCAGACCTGCAGGCGCGAGAGCTCCTTGCCGAAGATCTTCATGTCGCTCGGATCGATCACCGACTGGATCTCGATCCCGGCGCGGGTCATGTCCTCGGCGACGCAGTCGACCGCCTTTCCGGCGATCCACGAGCCGCGGTAGACCCACTCGATCTTGATGCGGTTGCGCGAGACGGGGTTGTACCCGTACGTGCTGCCGCTCAGCATGTTGTCGGCGCCGATGCCGACGCGCGCCTCGAAGTTCTGGAACGAGTCCGTCGTCGGCCACGCGTTGCGCAGCGACTCGCCAGCCTTCAGGCGAATGTGGGGCTTGGCGGACATTCAGTTCCTAGCTTCCGAGCTGCGCCCACTGAGCGGCGACGCCCCTGCGTTGTATGTAGCCGTCCAAGCCATAGCGCACTGCGTCCCAGCCGTGGTTGTGCTTGTCGACGATCACCGGCAGCACGTCACCGGATACGCGATCGACCTTGTACGAGTACAGACGGGCCTCTTCCTGCAGGTGCTTGCACCGCCGGTGGATGTGGATCCGCCGGAAGCCCTTGACGTGCGCAATGCCGTCCTCGACGCTGCCCGACCACTTCTCGGCGGCGTCGATCGCGAAGCCCTTGCGACGGATGTAGCTGATCGTCTCTGGGCGCGCCGCGTCCGCCTTGATCGGCCACTGGCGCGCACCGGGGATGGTGTCGAACAGCGCGGGCGTGTCGTCGATCTCCACGCGGTAGCCGAAGGCCTCGTGCGAGACGTAGAGCTCATCGTCGTGGATCCAGAACCGCACCAGCGCCGTCGGGTCGTTCGCGAAGCCCCAGTCGGCACCGAAGTGAATCCGCGTGCCGTGGGGCGGATCCTCGAACTCGTCGATGACGACGCGCTTCCGGAAGATCGCGGCCGCCGCGTGGCGCTCGCAATAGCCTTCCCAGACGTGGTCGTACTCGGCCTGCAGCTCGGACCGGAGCTCGTCGTCCGTCGCCGCGGCGATGCGGTCGGCCAGCTCCGCACGGTCCGCCTCGAGCTCAGCCGTGAACCAGGGATTGTCATCCCAGTTCACCTTGACGATCCGCGCGCGCGGCGATGGCGCGACGATGAACCGCTTGTAGGTCTCGTCGCTCTCGAGCCGAGGGTTGAACACGACCCAGATCTCGGAACCGGGCTTGCGGATCGTCGGCACGAGCTGGCGCCAGCTGTTGGCGCTGATGCTCTCGCCTTCCTCGATCAGGCAGAGATCCGCGGCC